ACGATGGTTATGGCATTCCCGCCAACACCTGGAGTGTTAGCAGTCAACAGAATCGACTGTCCCGGAGGGAAAGGCGACGGAACGACTTGAGCAGTAACAAGAGTAGTAGCAGTGTTGAAGTTGATGCTAGCGACAAGTGCAGCGAGAGCTTCATTCAAGCTAACAACGATCAAAGTGGTAGGGCCTGAACCATTAATGTTATAGGTAATCGTGTCGCCAGCTACAAAGGAACCGCCGAGTACGAAAAGACCTTGAGCCGCAGTACCAGCGGAGAAGATAACGATATCGCCGTCTTTGCAGTGAGCGCCAGGCGTAAAAGCATCAATCGGCAATGCACCCGTCCAACCGGAGGGGGTCAACGCGAGAGGAGCCTGGGAAGGATAAACAAAAGGAGGCATTTATCGCTCTTTCACAAAGAAAAAAGATCGTAACTATATCATACGATCTTTATGTGAGGAAAGTCAAGAAATTACTTGTTTAGGTCGTTAACCTCGAAGCTCGCTATGACACCATCACCTGCCATTCTCTGTAGATTGTTCTGAAACTGAGCAAAACTAGTATTGTTTACGGTCCGATCAATCGCTAGTTTTTCTCTCCACTTATACATCTCCGCCACAGCACGGGGCTGAACTTCCATGAGAGCCACATCATAGACAGCAACGACATTGAGACCTGTAAGTTTGTGAGTGAATAGTGGAATATCCTTATCATCGTACACTTCCTCTAGTTCTACTGGTCTGTAAGCTCCAGAACGGATCTTACCCATGACCGCTGCTTCTTTTTTGTAGTCCACCCAAGAGTAGATACAGTCAGGACGGGGATTCTTCATAAACTTCTTAGGATCAGCAAAGATTGACGTATGATCCTGCGGAATGTACGTCTGATCGACCAGAGAGTTGTAGTCTGCAAACTTCCCATTGGGAAGAGGGATCTGACGAGGTTTCTTCTGTGCATTCGCCTGGTTTAGCGAATTGCTCATACGCTCTGCATTACTTGGAATTGGTAAACCACTCATTGAATCCCACCTTGCCCGTCATCGCCGTTGATAACTTCCATGATCTGCTCTGGTTTGAGCCCGTTCTCGACCCCCATGTCCCAGAAGGCTTTCTGAGACTTGGTTAACTTGACGTTAACAGATTTACCACCAGAAGACCTAGGTACGCTGTCACTAACACTATACATAGGTACCCTAACTTGTGGTTTGCTCGTTCTCTTCTCAAGAGCTGCTCCTTTAGCCGCATGCTTTAGGATCTCAAGCTGCTTAGGTATCATAGCGGGGTTCACGTTCGCCATGTCCTGTTCGCTGATCGTACTAATGAGAGCATCGAACTCTTCTTGCTCGTCCGATAGGAAGCCAGCACTCTTGCGGAATTGATCTATCGCAAATCGCGTAGTTTGGCCTGCAACTGGAACCATACTGCGTCTAGCTTCTTCAACAGCCTCCTTCTTCGCCATCTCGTATAGAGAGAGCATAGCCTCTGCGGGATCAGTAAGATAGGCATTCTGAAGCTGCTCCTTTAACTGAGACCGTGTAACTTGATGAGACCCAGGGACATTTTGGTATTGCTGTTGTTGTTGCTGTTGTGGGGCAGGTTGAGACCATGAGGGCTGAGATGTAGGAACGGTTTTGAGTCTAGCCAGTTCCTCCTTCTGTTCCCTAAGTTGTGCCTTCAGATCCTCAAGATCTGAATTAGGAACACCAGGATAAGAATTTCCTGAATCCTTCTTATCAGTTTTTGGTTCATCTGAGGGAATATAGGAGACCATCTCCTCATCATCCCTTAGAAGGTCATCTAAGTCGCCGGACATGTTCTCGCTCATTCAAACTCCTCTATTAGCCAATCTGGTACACTAAGCTTACTATTCTCGTACATTTTCAAGAATCCCTTGTATATTTCCTGGTATGCAAGTATTTTTCCCCTTCTTTCGCCTTCCTCCATGTAGGGATTATCCATAATCTCCTTCACCCAGGACCGAAGTAGGGGTTTTATACTCATTTTCCACATAATTTTGTATACATCGCCGTGGAAAGAGGCGTTTGTCTCCTGAAAGACCATCACATACCTGGAGGTTTAGGTTGACCACCACCAGGTTGAGTGCCAGCTCCTCCGGCTTGAACAACCTTGCTGTGGTTCATAGCTGCTAGGGCAAACTGCATCTTCTGCTGTTGTTCCTGTTGTTGTTGTTGAGCCTGAGCTTGCTGTTGCGCTTCCTCCATCGTGCCGATGAACTTGGTAACTTCGGGGAGGTCGTAGGTCTCAGCAATTAGAGCAGTGAGAGCCCAGATCCGTGGAAGATTACCCTGAACTAATGGGTTTTGTTGGAGGAAACTAGCAAACATTAGGAGATCGTTCCTACGGTTCTCCTTATCAAGCGGACCACCTTGACCAGAGATCGACAATGTATAGTCAAGGGAAAGGAGTTCTTTAGGGAGTTCAATCTTTTGTACACCGCCAGGAGTATGATCGACTGCTTCCATTTGATCCTTGCCGTATTGTATATACAACCCATGTATATATTCGAAACACTCAAGCATCCACGAACGTACTCGCTTGAGAACAATATTAGTGGGGAGTCCTTGAATTGCCGAGTTGGATTGTGCTGCTCTGGCACTTTGCTTGCCTCCACTCTGTTGCTGTTGCTGTTGAGGGCCCATAGCTTGAGGTGCCCCCATGATGGACTGAGCGTAAGACATGATAGCTTGCTCTTCAGTCCATGAAGACGCTGGTATCTCTGGAGGGGCTAGGAAAGAGATCTGACCGGCCTTAGCATCAATCATGATACCAGGACCCATGCCCATGTCCTCTTCTCTTAGCCTGACTTGAGGCTCTTTCACAACTGTAGGGTTTAGGAGCCAATCCATTGTATCTAGGCGACCGTTGTGCTGGGCGTTCAGCTCTTCTTGAAGGTCCTTCAACCGTTCCGGTATAGAAAATCCATAAAAACGATTTGGTCTCGGGAAGGGGGACATAGATTTGAACGGACGACCTTGGAGGTATTCAAATGGTGTATACCCGAGGAGCGTTCGGCTTCTGTCATGCACCCACAGGATATTCTCTTCGGGGACTCCGTCGTTGTCGAGGTCATATTGGTTGGTGTGGATACGCCAGACCTCAATAGGTCCTCTCTCCATCTTAACATTGTCAGGCGGCGCAACCGCCACGTCAACCACGTTAATCTTACCCGAGATAGTGTACGTTGAATAACCTTGACGATCATAGGAGAGGTCTCCCTGGGCAGTACTAACATACGATAAAGCGAACTCCACTCTATCGGCGTCGAGAAGTCCGGCGTTGACAAGTTTTCTAAGGTCTCTCTCACTCATATACTCCTTACGACAGCATGCGTCAGCAGCTTCAATTGAGACAGAATAAGCAGGAATAAGTAAAAAGTCCCGTAGCTCCACAGGACGAAGCCGAGGATCATTATAATCAGTGAACTTAACCTTTTGCCTAATCTTAGTAGGTTGTCCTTGGTCGTCCATGGAGTCGGCGATGAAGGTCCGCTCATACGTTGATAGCTCCCAGAGGATCTCCATGACTGTAGTACCATCTCTAGCTGATAGATGGATACCCGTGAAGAACTCATCATCCCACTTATTCTGGGTGTACTTGCCATTGTAAAACTGCTCTACGGCGTGGGAATACAGAGAAGAGTTGGAATCATTACCACGGACACTAAAAGGACGAGGAAGTAAAACGCTACCACCAATTCTAGCGACAAATTCTTCCACCTGTGCGGGAACCATAGGGATTGATAGGTTAGCAGCATTAGGCCACGGGGAGTTGCGAGGAGCTGTCCTCATCTCGTACATGGCATTCCAGAGGTTCAGACTGTCATCTAACGCTTGACGGTTGCCCAAGTTAATGTCAATGAGAATCATGCAGGTCTCTCCGAGACTTTGCCATGTTCCTTCACTGATCTTGGGAATGGGGAGACTGACAGGAGCTTCTGGCTGATAATCCGTCTCAGAATAGAAGTTTTTCTTCATACATTCACTATTCCTTAGTAATTGTAATGTTCCTCTACATAGATAAAGCCGGAACCACCAGCTCCACCAGCGGAGGCTCCTGTCCCTGTCCCCGCTGTACCTGCTGTACCCGCTGCTCCTACTCCGTAAGCGTATGTAGCGGCAGGTGCATTGATGATAAACTGAGCACATGCACCAGAACCGCCTCCATTACCGGAGTTCACAGAGTTAGTGTAACCGCCGCCGCCACCAGAACCTGTATTAACTTGGGCAGGTTGTCCAGATCCACTTATTGCACCTCCAGAACCAGTACCTACTCCTCCGAAGCATGACGAACCGCCAGGGGCACCGAAGTTATTAGCATTTCCGCCATATGAGCCACCCACGAGATATTCAAGTGTAATACCAGTTAAGGTACCGGAGAAGCTGCCAGGGGTTCCGCCATACTGAGCATTTGGAGCAGGAGCGCCGCCACCACCAAATGTGTTTACAAGTCCGCTTCCCCAAGTAGTGTTCCCGCCGCCGCCTCCAGCTCCAGGAGATCCTCCACCAGTACCAGCACCGCCGCCGCCGCCTCCAACCATACGTACTCTAATCCACTTCACGCCTGCTGGAGTTGTGTACGTACCGCTTCCAGAGGTGAATCTCTGTACCGTAGGTGCGGTTGCGTTTGTAGCGTTTGTTACAGCGATAGTTGGATTAGCTGCTGTCCCACCAACAGTTACGCTTGAGTTTGCAGCGGTAACGGTCTGAACACAGTTGGTATTAGATACCAATGCGGGGGGTGCTCCTGCATTCGTTCCAACACACTGGCTAGCAGTCAATCCGCTGTCTGTGATAATTCCACCAGCTACAGTGCTTGCTGTTACAGTAGCTCCAGCGGCATTAACACCACCAGAGGCAGTTACAAGACCAGTGAAGCCGGGAGCATTTGTGACTGCTACTGTAGGTGAGGGAGCACTTCCAGTAACCACGATGTCATTTCCAGCAGTGATACCAGTAAGTGTGCCAGTGTTACAAGCTCCAGCCGTGGTTGTGAGGAGTCCTCCAGTAGAGGCTTGAACACAATCCCCAGTGGTTAACCCAGTACCAAGCAAAGTTGCTCCAGATACTGCTCCAGAAGCCGAGACGCTACCAGCGTTTACCGCTCCAGCAGTCGTCACACTCCCAGCAGTCAGTGCTCCAGTAAAGGTTGGGGCATTCGAGATTGAGATAGTAGGGGTGGTACCACCAGTACTGGAGATATTTCCTGTACCAGAGACAGAAGTTACACAAGTAGTACAACTGATAGCCGGTGTTGTTCCGCCAGTGCTTCCGATTGGAGATGTTCCTGTAACAGACGTAACTGTACCGTTACCAGATCCACATGCGAAGGCTGTAGAGGTTAGCAACCCTCCAGCAGAAGCTTGTAGACAGTCACCAGTGGTTAGACCTGTACCAAGTAAGGTTGCGCCTGAAACTGCTCCTGTCGCGCTTAAACTACCAACATTAGCAGCTCCAGCACTAGACAGACTTCCGACGGTTGTAGCACCTGTAAAGGTCGGAGAGTTAGATATTGTGATATTGGGAGTGGTTCCTCCAGAGGAAGAGATATTTCCACTTCCTGTGACTGAGGTAACCGTACCACAAGGATTAAGAATAGTTCCTAGCAGTCCGCCAGCTCCTGCTTGAACACAGTCCCCCGAGGTGAGAGATGTGTCAGTGACATTAGCTGCTGTTACGTTCCCCGTAAAGGTTGGAGCGTTAGTTACAGTAACATTTGGAGTCGTTCCGCCCGAAGATGCGACGTTACCACTGCCTGTTACGGCGGTTACGCAGGTCGTGCAAGCGATGTTTGGCGTAGTTCCGCCGGTGGAGGTCACAGGCCCAGTTGCGGTGACTGCGGTAACACTACCAGAAGCAGTGTCGCAAGCAGACCCGGTGGTTGTTAGCAGTCCACCAGCGGTAGTTTGAACACATTGACCTGAAGTTAACCCAGTTCCAGTGAGACTTGAGCCTGTAACTGGACCAGAGAATGTCCCGAATCCCGAAGCAGTTAGTCCGGCAGTTCCCCAAGTGTTAAACTGCGGAACAAACGCGTGTGAGTCCCAAGTACCGTTTGCAGTGGAGTTGTTGATGTTTATGACTTGTGCATCTCCCCCAGCGGGAACGGTGTAGATAGCTGAACCACCAAAATTGTCGATGGTGAGCAGTCCAGTACTGTTATTGTTGAAGTAGTAGGACTGACCTTCAGGAATAGTGGTTGCGTTAGGGAGTGTGTAG